AGGACGGCGTGACTTATGTATCCGCTGCTCGTTTGGTCGAAGTAAGTTTGGTAACAGAGCCGGCCTTTAAGTCTGCCCAAGTTACTGATATTGCAGCAGAAGAATCTGCTGTAGAAGAATCAACCCAACCAACAGAAAGCGAGACAGCCATCGTGGAAGAAACCACTTCAGCAGTCGAAGCAACACCAGTTGAAGCACCAGCGGTCGAAGCTGCTCGCCCAACTGTTTCAGCAGCATACTACACAAAGCCACGCATCGAAGTTACTGCGGCTAAGTACGCAGAAAACTCAATTCGTGCAGCACTAGGAGACGAGACAGCTCGTCAGTACCTATTAGCAGCAGATGACACAACAGACAACGCTGGTCTAGTACCAACACGCCAACTGTCTGAAATCATCAACCCACTTGGAACAACAATCCGCCCATCAATCGAAGCGATCTCTCGTGGAGTATTGCCAGATGCAGGTATGACATTCGAGATCCCAAAGATCACAGCAATGCCAACAGTTGCAGAAATCGCAGAAGGTTCAGCGTTTTCAGATACAGACCAAACAAGTGCATTTTTATCAGTGTCTGTTAAAAAATATGCCGGACAGCAAACATTCAGCGTAGAACTTCTTGACAGAACATCTCCAGCGTTCTTTGATGAACTAGTACGCAACATGGCCGCAGCATACGCAAAGGCAACAGATGCAGCAGTTAATGCAGCGTTGATCTCAGGCGCAACAGCAGACGGCACAACAACAACAACCTACCCAACAGCTTCAGAGTTGCTTGGAATCGTTGCTCGCGGATCAGCATCTGTCTATAACGCAACACTAGGCTTGCCTAACCCATTCGCTCGCAACATGATCGTAAATACTGCACAATGGTCAAACATCATGACACTTAACGACAATGGTCGTCCAATCTACACAGCAACAAACCCAATGAACGCAGGCGGAGCAGTAACTCCAACAGCACTTCAAGGCAATGTCGCAGGATTAAACCTTTTCGTAACACCAAACACAGCTTCTGGAACAGACACAGACGGTTCAATCGTTATTGTGAACCCAGATGCTTACACATGGTATGAGAGCCCTACCTACCGCTTGCGCGCCGAATCAACAGCCGCAGGTCAGGTAACAATCGGCTACTACGGTTTTGGAGCAATTGCTACTAAGGTCGGAGCAGGCGCGTTCAAGAACAACAAGGCGTAATCAGCCACACTTAAGTCGCTCTGGGGAGTAGTAGCCCTCTACTCCCCAGAGTCTTTAGAAAGGATCATCATGGCACTTACAACAGTCTCAGAGCTACGCTCCACCCTTGGTGTAGGGACTTTGTACAGTGATGCCGTCCTGCAAGAAGTATGCGATGCTACGGATGCAGTATTGCTTCCAATGCTATGGAATAACCATGAGTTCAATGTAGCTCATAGCAATACAACGACAGAGGGCACATTATATTTTAATCAATCTATAAAAGATATTTTTTATGTTGGCCAGACAGTTACAATAAGCGGCAATGGTGCGCCACATAACGGTTCTAAAGCAATTACTGAAATGTCAAATACATCCATCACTTATGCCGTTACAGGTTCACCATCTGCTCGGCCAGTTCATTCATTGAGTCCATTTGGTGTAGTAGCAGTGGTGGCAACAACAGACTGGACAACAGACACAGCAGTCCAGCAAGCAGCTTTGATGATATCTGTTGAAATCTGGCAAGCGCGTACAGCCACCCTTTCTGGCAGTAACGCAGTCGATTTCCAGCCGTCCCCGTATAGGATGTCAAGCCAATTATTGGCAAAAATACGGGGGTTGGTTTCTCATGCGCTTGACCCTAGAAGTCTTATAGGCTAGGTCATGCCGCCAGTAGCGATAACAACACTCCGGACTACTTTAGCCACTGCGCTAGTAGATAATTCTAAATGGCAGACTTTTGCCTTTCCTCCAGCCACAGTATTGGCTAACTCTGTCATTGTGTCGCCGGATGATCCTTACATCACGCCTACCAATAATCAGCACATCACTATTAGCCCGATGGCTAACTTTAAGATCATTATGACAGTTCCATTGTTTGACAATGAAGGCAACCTTAACGGGATCGAAGATACTGTTTGTGGCGTGTTCGCTAAGTTAGCCGCATCCTCTTTGGTCTATAATGTAAGCGCAATAAGCGCACCAAGTATTCTCAACGCTGCATCGGGTGACCTACTCAGCTGCGAGATGTCCGTCAATATCCTAACGAGTTGGAGTTAAGAATGTCCGATTGGGAAAAAGAGAACGAAGCCTTTCTGATCAAGATCGGACAGGTAGCACCAACACCATCAAAGCCAGTAACTACTAAGAAGGACGAGGAATAATCTCATGGCTGTATTTCTAAATAACAATGTGGGCGTGAAGATTAACACCGTTGATCTTTCAGACCATGTTACAGCAGTAACAATCAACCGCGTATTCGATGAGCTAGAAGTTACCGCAATGGGTGACACAGCACACAAGTTTGTAAAGGGTCTAGAGTCATCTACCGTAACAATTGATTTCCTAAACGACACAGCAACATCAAATGTTCTTGCAACACTGCAAGCTGCATGGGGAACAACAGTCACAGCTGTATTCCTACAGACAAAGGGAACAGCAGTTTCAGCAACAAACCCTTTGTACACAGTCTCATTGCTAGTCAATAACACAACAGACATCAACGGTGCTGTTGGCGATATTGGCACACAGTCAATCACATTTACTGCTAACTCAACAGTTGCAGTATCACCAACAGGCACATTCTAAAACTAAACTAAAGGGGCAAAACCATGGCAAAACTAAAGATCGTCCGTACAGATGGAAGCACATTGGAAGGCGAAATATCGCCTGCTGTTGAATACAGCTTTGAACAATGGGCTAAAAAAGGGTTCCACAAGGCGTTCAGGGATGATGAAATGCAGACCTCGGTCTATTGGTTAGCATGGGAAATAACACGCAGATCAGGTGAAACTGTTAAGCCGTTTGGGATTGACTTTATCGAAACGCTGAAAAGTGTTGAGGTACTAGACTCAGACCCTTTAGCTTAAAGCGCGATCAACCATTCACCTATCTAATCGCTAGGCTAAGCATTAGATTGGGGATCGCGCCACAGCAATTGTTGGAATTAGATAAGACCATGCTCGATGCACTTCTGCAAGGTCTCAAAGATGAAGCCAAGGAGGTCAGTGATGCCAGCAAGCGTAAAGGGCGCTCTTAAACTCCGTAAAGCCCTGCGTCAATTTACACCTGACTTATCTAAGAAAATGAACGCAGAGATTGCTACAGCCTTAAAGCCAATTACTAAAACGGCTAGAGGCTACCTGCCAGATACAACAGAAGTTTTAAGCGGATGGCTACCTCGACAAATGTCCGAAGGATCATTCCCTACTTACAATCCACGCATTGTTAAAGCTGGAGTTGGCTATAAATCGTCTCCGTCTAAACCTAATCGCAAAGGATTTAGATCACTTGCACGGGTATTTAACAAAAGCGCCGCAGGTGCTATTTACGAAACTATGGGGCGCAAAACTCCTACATCTAGGTTTGTACAGAATCAAACTAACAAGTATTCATCTCAGATGAAGGGCGACAAGAAAATGGAAGGTCGCGCCCTGTTTCGAGCCTATGAAGAAAACAATGGTAAAGCAACGGCCGCTGTTATTAAGGCAATTGAATCTACTGCTAAAAAACTTAACGACAGAGCTACGGTAAGAGGTTAATCATGGCCAATGTGTTTATTGATATTCTTGCTGAGTTCACAGGCAAAAAAGCTTTTAAGCAAGCCGATAGTGCCACAGAAAAACTTACTAAAAATGTTCAAACACTTGCTAAGACTTTCGGGGTGGCTTTTAGTGCTACGGCGGTGCTGGCTTATAGCAAGAATGCAATCAAGGCTGCCGCAGCAGATGAGAAGGCACAGAACCAGCTAGCACTAGCTCTTAAAAATGTTGGACTTGGAAGAGATGCCGCTTCATCTGAAGCGTACATTCAAAGACTACAAAAAGAGTTCGGGATTCTAGATGATGATCTTCGTCCGGCTTATCAGACTTTAGCGGTAGCGGTTCAGGATACAAACGAGGCACAAAGACTTCTCAATCTTGCTCTAGACATTTCAGCCTCTACTGGCAAGGATCTTGGCTCGGTTACAGCAGCGTTGAGTCGCGCATATTTAGGAAACAACACAGCATTATCTAAACTGGGCGTAGGCATATCTAAGGCCGATCTAAAGTCTAAATCTTTCAAGCAGATCACAGATCAATTAACAACAACCTTCGCTGGGTCTGCTTTAGCAGCAGCTAACAGTTATCAGGGATCGATTGACAAGTTAGCAGTCGCATCTGCCAACGCTTCTGAGATTATTGGTACTGGCTTAATTGATGCCCTAAAAGGCTTAGGAGATCAGGAGTCAGTCGATGATCTTGCTAAAAATATGGAAGCGGCTGCTTTGTACACAGCCGATGTCATTCGTGGTATTGGCGTTCTAATAGAAAAACTAAAAAGTCTGCCGGGTGTTTCATCTTTCAATATCGGCATGATCCCAATCGTTGGCTCTTACTTCCAGATCCTTAGAGATTTAGGAAAAGTCACCTCTGAAATCAATTACACAGCAGCAGCTAGTGCCACAGCCTTTGAGAAGGGTTTTGGCCTTACAGCCAAGATAGTTAAGAACGCTAAAGTTTTAACAGCAGAAGAACAAAAGCAACTTAAAGCCAAGCAGTTAAAACTTGTTATCGATAAGGCTAACCTTGCGCTTGGTAAAGGCGAAGAAGTCTTTGACTTAGAAAAGATCCAACTTAGAGCAGCTGAGATAAGTCAAGCAGAACAACTAGGCAAGGTAACTAGCCAAGCACAACTACTTCAGGTTACAAATGACTTGGCTCGATTACGAGTTAAGCAGAGCATCCTTGCACTAGACGAGGCTATTGCTTCAGGCGATGTAAAAGCCATCACTGCTGCAACTAATAAACTTAATGCAGACTTAGGCATCTTA